AGTTAACTGTGGATACACCTCGGTCAGCATACGGACAACATATGCGTCGTAGGCGATGATCAAAACGCAAACGACGACAATATATGCCAGCCAAGACCACCTTGGCCGAAGGTTCAGCATGGCAACGATGTCCGTCCGAAAGCGGACCCACAATATCAATATAACCACAAATCGCAGCGATAAATCGGCAAGCACCCAGGGGGTGCCGCTGGTAATCCGATTCAGCCAAAATTCATTGACCAAAAACAGTACGTACAGACCCCCGACAAGGCTGATGGATCGCTTATCCATAGTGTTATTTTGCTGCAGCATTATGTGGTTCCCCCTCTTTCTTGTAAGTCTAAACCACCCTTCCTTCCAGAAAGTATAAAGAACGATCCCGGACAGTCCATTCTGACCGTCCGGGATCGCAGTGACGGGCACAGCGGGTTGAACGCGCGCACCGCCGATCAGCTGGCCTGCCTAAAGGGAGGGAGTCAGGCCGCGCTGAACCGCTGAGGTATTTAGGTTTCCGGGTATAGCGAACGAAAGCCTTGGCGGACCTGCGCGACATACGCCGGATCGCGTTCACGCCAATAGCGCGGATCCTTCATCATGCGCTTCAAGTCCTGCTCGTTCGCGCTGGGGCGTTCATCGGCGGCACGCATCAGGCGCGGTTCGCGGTTCTTCATCATTTCGAACATGGCGATGACGCCTTGCGTCGATGCCACCAGATTTTCAAACACCGTCTTGTCGAGGTTCGCTTCACCCCAGGCCCGCAATTGCGGACGGATGGCGTCAAAGCGCTCCTTGCCGCCGAAGTGTTCAAAGAGACGATCCATCTCCTGCGCATTTTCATAGCGCGCGGCGATCTCCTCGACCATCGGCTTCAAGCGTTCGGCGGCAAGGTCGTAGACCAACTGCACCTGAGACTGTGTAAATCCGTTTTCAAACAAACGCCGATTTACCTCTTCATCGATATCGAGATGATCGTCATCGATCGCGATGTCGTAGCTCTGATGATCGGACGGCATGTCCGGGTGTTCGCTCGCACCCATGCGGCTTTCCAAAGCCCGATATGACCGCGCCAACGCTTCGGTGCGCACTTGGCCCTGATCTTCATCCCAAAATTTTTCAGGCAACCACGGCGGACAGACCTGTTTGTTCGGTTGATCTTGTTGGGCTGATTGAGGGGTTGGGGTGGTCATCAAACAATCTCCTACACTGACAAATCAAATGGGGTCGGGTTGGGGGTCAGGTCCGTGTTCGGCCGCGTTCGGACAGCGCCGCGATGTATGCGACCAAGTGGCGCTGACCTTCGATATGGCGCAGCAAATCCGCAGGGGCATCGGGACCATGCACACGCTCCAAGGTGAGCGTGCGCAAATGTTCCATCACGCGCTGACCTTCGGGCGTGGAAAAACAGCGCGCATACGCCTTGCGCAACGCACCGTCCCGATCCACATCGGGATCGTGCAATGCCGATGCGCCATCGATGCTCAGTGCTTCATCCCCGTTCCGCTCGAACCAGGACCAGCCGTTACGCCCGCTCATTGGTCGAGCCCCTGAAAGGGATCGCCCGGTTTACCATTTGGCGTGCTTCCCGATGAGGGGATGATCGAGCCGTGGTTGAACGCCGGCGGTCTTGCCGCTTGGGCCGGTTTTATTTCCGCGCTGTCGCTTGGCGATGCCGTGCCAAGCGTCTGCACAAGCTTGCCCAGTTCGGCTGCAACACTGGGGCGCGCATCCCCCGTACCCATCGATGCAAGACCTCCTTGAGCAACGATTTCCTCTTCGCTGTAGAGCAATTCTTCCGGCACGCCGAAGGATTTCGCCAGCCAGCGCGCCGCCTTGGGCGCGTTGACGATGTTTTCACTGCCGTGTCCCAGCATCTGTACCGCTTGGAACCAACCGATCGCCGCCCCGAGGTCTTCCTGGGTTTGGCGTTTGGCCAAGGGCGACTTGTAATCCACATCGATGGTGCCCCCGTCCAGTGACAAGTGCGGGATTTCGCCACGTCGTCGCAAGATGGCGAGACCGCGGTCAATCAGCGGCGTCAGCAACTCGGACTGCAACCGGCCATAGGTCGCGCCGAGAATGCGCGCCATTTCGGCGGAGCGTTCCAAGACCTCGGTCGCGCTCATACGCGGCGCATTGACTTGACCCAGCTTATCGACCAACAAGGACGAACGGATGCGCGCGCGCAAACTTTCCAACACCAAGCCCGAGACATCGAAGCGCCCCGGTGCGGGCAACGGCGTGAGGCCTTTCGATCCCACAGCCTTGGGGATAATTGCACCAGGCACCAACTTGATGTTGGCCGGGTTGAGGACACCGTCGTCATCGGCCTGCCAAATTCCGGTGACGGAAATCGAAGCGTTTTTCAACACCAGCTCCACCACCTTGTTTGTGGTCTTGATATCGGGCAGTGCCTTCATCACCGGGGATCGGCCGTAGATTTCGCCGGGCGCTTTGAGCCAGCGGAAATTGATAAACGGCGATTTGTCGAAATGACCTTCGGCCAGCACCTCGGCATCGTTGACGATCCCCGGCGCGGGTTCGACCACCGCCATGTAGCGATAGCCTTTGTCATCGGGGAACACGGCTTCGATCACACCGATGCGCGCCTCTTCGCCATCTCCCAACACGGATTGCGTGTCTGCGCCCAGGTCCGGGGCATCGCGATAGCGTTGCTTCAATTCGCGTCGGGTCAGTTCCATACGCCGCAGGGTGCCATCCAGCCGTCCGCCGGCATCGCCCTCGAACACAACGTCGAACAACGGCACCGCCGTAAAACGAAATGCCGAGGGATCGCCCAAGGGACTTTCTTCCAGCATCAAGCACGCCGTGCCCGCGGTGACCAAGTCCAAAAAGCACTGATGGATTTCCGTGGTGAAGTTGGAACGGTCAAAGTGCGATTGCAAAATCGTCGAAACCTTTTCCAACTTCGGGGCCAAATCGGATCGCTCCTCATCCCCGACATCCGTGCCGACCATCAGGCCAACCCAGCGCGCCCACGGCGGCGTCAGGTTCGACAACATGCTGGCCGCCAACTGGTCCACGGCATCCGGGGCGGTGCCGTCGAACAGCTTGTCGCCCGTCTTGGCGCCGTTGCCCGTCATGTCTGATCGCAGCGGCAACGCAAATTCATAGCACTCGCGCCAATGCGCTTCCCAGATGCGGCGTCGATCCTTGGCGCGCCGATAGCTTTGCACGACCGTTTGCGGCGTTAATTCATGCATCGTCATTCCCCCAACAGGCTTTTCTTCTGCTGTAGCTGGGGCTTGACCTCAATCAGTCCCCGTTCCGAGGTTTGAATGGTGCCGCTCCGTCCCCGTCGGGCCGACGCCTTGGCATTGTCCGTCTTCGGTGCGACATCGATATCCGTCACCGGTGCGGGGGCAACCTGAACAACCGGCGGCGGGGCGCTGATAATTCCACCCATGAGGCCTGTCTCCTAATCCCGTAGATCAAAGAAAAAGCCCGAAGCATGGCTCCGGGCTGGCTGCGGACACACGTGTCCCTGTTCGTTGATAAGATTTATATCCTATCATATCGCTTATGTCAAGGTATTTTTTCCTTGCGTATCGTTTTTCTGAGAAATCGGTACAATTGCCACGGCGTGACAACGTGCCCCGCGCGCACCCGCAAAGCCCGTTTCACGGCTTCGACACAGCTGAACGGCGCCCAGGCCAGCGGGTCCGGTCCCAACGGGGCCAGGTCATATTCGACCACGACAAATCCCTGCCCTTCCAGCCAACCACGAACGGTGTCTTCGCCAACCCCCGCCCAAACATCGATCTGCGTGCCGTTGGACAACGGATTGTAGAGTACCCACCCCTCGCCAAACTGGATCATCGCGAAACAATGGCGGAAGCCTCGGCGCAAAAACCGCAGCCACCACAAGCCTGTTTGATCGCTAAAAACCACCAAAGCCCGCCGCATTACAGGGGATTCGTCAACGCTCTGAGCGCGATCAGCCCACGCGGTCCATATGTGCGCCATGAACAACGACCCCCTTGTCCGCCAGCTCCGTGGTCAACCGATCCAGAGCCTCTTCCCACAACACCAAGGCGCGTGTTTCTTCCCGCACACGATGGTCCGGCGGACAATCGCGCCACCCGTATTGCGCCAGGACTTTGAGATGCGCCGCGCTCAAGCGGCGACTGCGATGCAGCTTCATCACGGCGCGATAAATATCGTCCGGGTCGCATGGACGCGCTGTGCATGTATCCCCATTCGTCAGGCGCGCGCCGTCTCGTCGCGCGCGCTCGGAACGCACAAACCAGAACCACGCTTCCTCGGCAGTGCCAAATGGGACCACCGCTTTGACCGGCATCGGCTTCTTCGCCCGGCGTGTTTTCGACATTTCACACACTCCTAAGTGGTATAATCTGTATTATGTTCTTCTTTTGTTCCTTATATTGTTATTTTTTCCTATGTCAAGGAATGTTTGACCATTTGTTCCTAGTGACATCAATCCGCATGAATGAGACAATGTTCCCATGTTGAAGCATGGTGACGTCTGGAAAGCAGTGGACAAACTGGCGGCGGCTTATGGGCTGTCGGCTTCCGGCCTTGCGCGCAAGGCCGGGTTGGACCCGACCACCTTCAACAAGTCCAAGCGCATCACGCGCGAGGGTAAATTGCGCTGGCCATCGACCGAAAGCATTTCCAAAATCCTCGCCGCGACGGGTGCGGAGCTGGAAGAGTTCATCGCCTACATCGAAAACGGGGAAGCCGCCGGACCGCGCAACGTGCCGCTGATCGGCTTTGTCCAAGCCGGGGCCAAGGGCTACTTCGACGATGCGGGCTACCCGACCGGCGGCGGATGGGATGAAATATCGTTTCCCGGCACCACCGATCCCCACGCCTTCGCCCTGGAAATTTCCGGCGACAGCATGGAGCCGGTGTATCGAGATGGCGACCGGGTGGTGGTTTCACCCGAAGGCGACGTGCGCCGCGGCGACCGGGTGGTGGTCAAAACACGCGACGGTGAAGTGATGGCGAAGGTCCTCAAGCGCAAAACCGCACAGCGGATCGAGCTCGGCTCCTTCAATCCGGTTCACGAAGACCGCGAGTTGGCGCTGTCCGACGTCGAATGGATCGCGCGCATCATCTGGGCGGCGCAGTAAGCACTTACGATTTAACGAGAGAACGCAGTTCTGAAACGATGCGCTCCAGCACGGATGCCCAGTCGCCGCGCTCGGCTTGGCGGAACAGGCGCATGGTGGGATACCACGGACTGTCTTCCCGTTCTTGCAGCCACTGATAGCTGGCATTGGCTGCATGCAGCCCCCACACCGGCTGGCCCAGCGCACCCGCCAAATGCCCCACGGCGGTATCGACCGAAATCACCAGATCCAGCGCAGCGATGTGTGCGGCGGTATCGGCGAAGTCCCTTAGGCTTTTCGATAGGTCGTAAACGTTATCCAGATCCTGGAAGGCTTCGCGAAATGCCTCTTCTTGGCCCAACTGAAGACTGAACACCTCGACACCCTCAACATCCGCAACAGCGCGGAACATCTTGGCATCAACCGAGCGCTCCAAATCTTTCGTCAGGGTCGCACTGCCTGCCCAGACGATGCCGACCTTGAGCTTATCGCTCTCAACCAAGCGGGGATCAACCGCACCATCCTTGGGAGCGTGTAAATACGGCACATCATTTGGCACGGTGGTGAGCATCGTGCCGAACACATGCGGCAGACTCATGATCGGCAGATGCACATCGAACGACGGCAAGTCCTGCCCCATGGTGACGACTTGGTCTACACCGTCGAGCGGCGCAAGCAGGCGCTCTAGGCCGGGACGACATTCAAGGATGACATGATCGCACCGCGCGGCAACCAGCGGAAGATAGCGCACCATCTGGATAGCGTCG